AATCCCGCAGTACCGTCCGGGTTTCGTGTGTACGCCGTGCCTACGTGTTCTTGCATCAAAGCGTAGGCTTCCATTGGACGAAATTGCTTGTTCAAGAGATCCACCGTCCGGTGTACCTGATCGTTGGACTGTACCCGATCCCAGAATTCAATCCCGACCTGTCCGCCCGTGATTCGTACCGCAAAAGCACCGAAGCCCACCGTGTCCGCAGGCTCGTCGGCCCTACGCAAGGGCGGCTCTTTCAGAACACCCGCCGCTTCGAGCGCACGAGACAGCCCCCGAACAAAGTGCTGGCCGAGTCGGCCGGACAACACTTTGACGGCATTGTCGATGACGATGGGGGAAGCGAGTGGGCTTCGCTCCAGTTGGCCCACAACCGGGAGGTCTAACTGCGAAGCTTCCATCGGAAGATTCGACAGAGCTTCCCCGATGTAGCGGCTGACCGAAGTCGTCCGTGGTGCGACTTGGAACTGAGGCAGCACCTTTTCCAAATCCGCCGGAACGATCGGCGCACCCGTGAACACGCTCTTGTTGGAGATGGTTTCAAGGGGAAGAATTGCGCCCTGCGGCAAGAACGGGAACCCAAAGGTTCGTCCAAGCTCCTTCATAAACCCAGCGTAGGCTTTCGGGTCTTCATTCATCACGAAGTTGTAGCTGCGCTCCGGCAGCGTCTTGAAGAGCATCCCGTACGCCCACGGCATCGGGATCTTGTGCCAGATCGTGAGAGGTCGGCCGCTCCCGTCCGGCGCGGGTAGGATGTTCCCGAACTCGTCCTCTGCGTACGTTGGGAAGACAAGAGTGGTGTCGAGCTGCCACTGTGGGATGAACCCGGCTTTCTTGTAGCGGCCCGTCGGGTTGCCTTGTTCGTCAAGGATCGGATCGCTCCAGCCGTACTCTCCTTCGTTCGTTGCGGCAACGTACAACGCGGGAAGTGAAAGCATCGCAGCGCCTCGGAACATCGTCCTGCCCGGGTGATCCTTGAAAGTGCGGATGGTCTTGTCTGTACCCTCTAGCGAAGAGTTGATGAATGCGACAAAGCGATTCACCGCTTGCATCCGCACGCCCATGCGCCCGAAGTCAAGAGACACATTGCGGGAACGAGAGCCTGCTTCGAGCATTTGCGCTTTGCCGGCTGTGCGATCGGGAATACCGCCCTCGCGCAAGCCCGTCTTCTCCCCGAGCTTCAACCCGATGTCGGTGACGGTTTCCTTGGCGAGTCCGAGTGTTCCTTTCTCTGGATAGAGAGCCCGCCCGAACTCGCCTACCCGTGTCATTTGTTCCGAGATCTGGCTAACCACTCGAAGCGCTTCGACCGGAGACAGGATGACGTTGTGAACGCCCTTGAGCATCCCGCTCCTGCCGCTACCCAGGAAGCGTGTAACCGGCTGCCCGGTGACTCGCTCGACGGGAGTGCCGAGGTACTGCCTGTCGAGTGCCACGAGTTCCGACTGCGTGCCGCCGCTCCGTTGCCACTTCTGGTAGAGGTCCGTCCTGCCGAGGACGGCCATCGCACCCCACACGGAGTCGGCCGCAAATGTGAAGCCGCTGTCCGATTGAAGGAAGGCGACCATCGTGTCGCGGATGGGGTTCGCAGCAATGAACTCGGGGGAGTCGATCGCGCCAGCGCGAAGCAAACTTGCGTGACCCGCGAAGAACTTCCCGAGGAAGCTCATCTCATTGGGCGTGACGACCTGCAAGACCTCGGCGATCTCCGGCGGGACTTCCCAAATCTCCCGTTCGCCGTTTTTGAAACGCACGATCTGGTTCCGTTCGAGAAGGAGCCGCTCGGGACGGAAGATCGAGAACACTTCATCATCGACTGTTTCGCGTTCGGTTTCCGAGAGGCGCTCCCCTCCCTTGATCTTCTCTGCGAGCTTAATCATCTCATCGGCGCTCAGGAGATGGCGCTTGATCTTGGGCTGGATGCGAACCGCGAACTCGCTGGTCAACTTGCCGCTTGGGTCCCGTGAAGCAAACTTCTCCACATGGTTCAAGTAGGCGTCGGCGATGGTGTTCCGCTCGACCATGTTAATGAGCACGTCCGTGTTTTTGATGATGCTTTCGATCGGGTCGTGGATCAGCAACTCGCTTCCGTCCACGTTGACCCTGAACAGACCCTTCCCACCAGATCGTGCTCCACCCGCTGTAGGGCCTTCTTCCATCACGCGGAACAACGGGACGTAGTTCTTGTTGGCTTCCGTCATCAGCGCGTGCGTCTCAGCCGAGATCAAGCCTCCATCGAGTGCGTACTTGAGGACTTGCGCTTGGTACTCGTAGACCTCTTGAGCAATGGCTTCAAACTCAGGACCGAACTCCTTGACGACGGTCCTGGCATTTTCAATCGGCACGTCACCCGACGCCTTTTCGATTTTCAAAGCCTCTTGTTCGCCGTGCTTCTCCTTCGACCGTTCGAAGAGTTCGACGCGGCGCTTGGACACGAGGTACGACCGGAAGAGATCCACGTTCTTCCGCACCGGCTTCAGGATCTCGCGGAGTGGGCGCCCCACTTTATGGAGGGTGGCGTAATCGAACGTGCCCAAGTACAGGAAGTGATCGACTTTCCCACGGACGCCGTGGTAGAGAGAGGCGAGCTTGAACTCGTTCTCGATGGCGGGCCGTGCATCAACGCCGCCCTCTAGCTCGCGACCTAACACGCGGAGCGGGTGGTTGCTGTCCTTCCAGTCCATGTAGAAGCGGTTCCATCGGTTGAGGCTCCACCCGAGCTTCGGCCCGTCTGCGGCATCTCCGACCTGAACGTGCGACAGGACTTTCTCCGCAGCGTCCACGCCTTCCGACGAAGGCCCACCCGACCCCGCTTGTTCCTTTTCCTTCTTGAGACGCTCCTGCAACGCATCAAGTCGGTTCTGTAGTTCGACGCGAGCGCGTGCCTTCTCCGCGTTCCGCCCTCGGAGGAGGATCTTGACTTGTAGAATCTGCTCGGAGAGAGCTTCTTCGTCGAAGCGGGCTGGCTCCTTGGGAGAAACAGCAACTTCGGCCGCCGGCGGCGATCCGGTCGCCGGAGGAGCGGCTTCGGCAGCGCTAGGGGCTGCGGGGGCGGCATACGATGTGATCGTTTTCACTTGGGATTCGAGGCTTACTCGAGCGACTCCAAGTTCGTTCGCGGGGTCCAAGGCAATAAGTACGCGGTGTACCTCCGTACCCTTACCCGCGCGAACACCGCCAACGTGTGTGATGCCGTCATACCCGGCTTCGCGAAGCCCACCCTCTAGGGATTGGAACATTTCAGCGAACTCAGAAGCCGGAATCGACTCGTTGTTGCTGGACTCAGACACAGCTTCAGTAAGCGCCCTCCATACACCGGCCCCTGTCTTACCATCTGCGATTGCAGCATCGACGACAGGCTTGAACTCCTCGTAGACGTTGTTGGAGATAACCTCGGCGGCTTCACGTGGTAGCTGTTTATCGAAGTCAAGCGGGTTTTTGATGTCCACCGATACGGAGTGGACAGTACCCTCAGAACCCTTAGATTTACGAGACGGTTTCGCGTATGAAGCAGCCACGGTTGGGCTGTCTGTCATGTAAAATCCGGTCCCGAACAGACTGTCAATTTTAGTGAAGGACGAGCTTGGGGCTTCAATTACACCGGGGCCACCGTGATACCACGTTTGGGCTGTGATCGATGTGGCGTCTGGGCTGGTAATCATGGAAGGCTCCCCACCTTTCGGGTTGGGGACAGCCTGTGTCTTGGCGGCCGCCGAAATCGTGGCGGGCGGAGCGGCTTCGGCTGCGCGAGGCGCTGCGGGGGTGGGCGGGGCTGCGGGCGCTTCAGGTGCCGGCTCAGCGGGCGCTGCGGATACTGGCTTCGGTGGAAGCAACGGAGGGAAGGCCGCGTCACGTCCGACCAACTTCGACGCAGCGGCGGGGTCGGAAACCAAAACCGCGCGGTCGCTTCGATACCACGGCGTCTCTGGGCCGATGATGCCGACCTCTTCCAACGCCGAAAGCATGTCCTTGGCTTGGTTACGGCTAATGCCGGGGATGCCTTCTAGCAGCGTCTCGACCTGCGGGCTCTGTGTTTTTACTACCAACTCGGCGGCGCGAACGAGGCGTGGGTCTGGACCGACCGCGAGCGGCTCCAGCGACCTGGGTAGGGAAATGTTGTAAGACCCCAAGTCCTCGATGATGGTCGGATCTTTGATGCCCGCCTCGATGACCTTATCCGCGGTAAGGCCCGTCCGGACGTAGATCGTGCGTAGCCTCTCTGCAATGATGGCGTCCTGCCGGGTGGTTGCCCGCTTCGCCATCACGTCACCGAGCGCGTTCCTCGTCCGCTGGATGGGCTTGATCTTCATGCCTTGGTGCAGAACGCCGACCGTCGCCGCAGCCAGCGCGAAGTCTTTGGCCGTGGGGATTTCTCCGTGCAATGCGGAACTCGTCGTCAACATCGCCGTGACTTCCGCAACCCCCACTCCGGTGGCGAGCGCGATCTTTTCCGCGGTTGTCTTGGCGATCGTCTTGGGTCCGATGGGGCCGGCGGCTGTAGCCTTGGCGATCACCTTTCCACCGGCAAGACGCGCGAGCTGACCGGTTCCGCCCGTAGCAGCGCCCACTGTGCCTTCTACGGCCATCACGCCCAACACGTTCCCGAGGCGGTCTACGAGCGTGTCGAAATCCTGGATCTGCCCGTTCGCGTAGGTGTCCATCAGCACTTGCTTGATGCCCGCAGGTACGGCGAAGGCGGCAGCCGCAGCACCGATAGGACCCGTCTCGGCCGCGACCGCTCCCGCCCCAAGGAAAAACGGGAGGTCACCGATGAGTGTCGTGAGGCCACCTAGTAGTTCCAGTCCGAAGCCGGCGTCTTGTGGAAGCGTTGCCTCGGGAAGGTCCTTGCGAGCCAAGAGCCCGAAGATGGTCGCCTGGCTTCCGAGCCGTATCGCATCGAGTACGCCGGCCTCTTCCAATTCCGGGACGATCCGACCTGCATACGCCTCTAGGTGCGAGTCGTCCAATTCCAGCGAGCCGTAATGGATCGCCATGTCGTCCGGGCTGAACCCGGCCGCAAGAGACTCTTGGATTTGAGAGTGCTGGTAGTTCTCGATCTCTGCGTTCGTGAATCCGGCTGCGCGAGCTGCTTCCAGTTCAAGAAAGCCAGGAGCCGACGGGTCGTGCGACCCAGGGACGGCGCGTGCCCCAGGAATCGGCGGAAACGCCACCTTGCCGCCACGCACGGCGAGATCGTTGGTCTCGAAATCCAGTGGCGGAGTGGAGACGGGCGAGATCGTGGGGGCGGACATTACTGAGCCCCCGCAGCGACGGCGGCTTCGTACCTACTCTTCCACTGGAGGTACGTCTCCCCCGGCAATTTGGTCGGGATTGCGACCTGCGTCTCGGTGCCGTCGAGGTTCGGTACGGAGACGACCGGAGTCCCCGCTTCGTCCTGCGCGATGACCGGGGCGTTCGGTTGCGACTGTGCCGCCGCGCGGCTGATCCCACTCACGGAACCTGCTCCGGAAAAGGATCTGCCCACTTTTTCCATCAAGGCTTCTTGCCGCGCACCCGAGGGTGTCTCGAACTTCGCGATATGATGGCCTGCGAAGTCTTTGTGTTCTTCCGTGTTGACGTTATTCGGATCCGTCATCGTGCGAAGAATCGCGAGACGTTCGGCCGGCCTCGTCACACCCTCCAGCCGGAGTTCCAGCTCGCTGTCGAACCACTCCTGAAATCGAAACCAATCCTCGTCTCCGACGGTATCGATCCCACCGAAAATGCTCGTTGCCGTCAGCTTGGACTTCGCCGACGCCATGAACGGCTTGGCTTGGTCGATCAAGTCCCGCTCGCTCGCGTTGGCCCTCTTCGTCAGCAAGGCTTCGACGTTGGTGAACTGATTCCCGAGGTCGTCCATGAACGGAATCAGGTCCGACGAATCGGTGATTTCCCCGTTCAGAATCATTTCGCGAACATCGTTCACGGTTCGGAATACAGGCTTGTTGGTTTCTGGAGAGAACTTCTTCTCGGCCACCGTCAACAACTTGCTCGCGATCGCCTGCGGCACGTCGCGCTGAAAGAACTCGTCGAGGAGCCCCTCTGGAGACAGTGGCCGTCCCGTCGGCTCCCCCGTCTCCGGGTCGATTTCTCCGCGCTGGATTCGATACCACTCCTCCGTCAGCACAGCGGAGGCGGATGCCTTCTGGGCGTCGACCGCCGCTCGCTGCCTCGTCCGAAGGCGCGTCCACGCTTGATCCCGCATTTCCGGATCTTCGATGTCGATGACCATCTGCTGCTGCTGCGCCGGGTGCATCCCCGAAGCCATCACCTGATCCACGAAGTCCATGACCTGAAGTTGGATGACGCCCTTCGCCGCTTTCGCCGCCAACACCTGTCGCGCTTCCATCGGGAGGTCAGGCAACAGGCCGCTGTTCAGGGCCTCGTAGGCGGTGCGGTACTGACGCTTCCCCATCAACCCACGAACGTAGGCGTTCTGGATTGAGGCTTTTCCCTTGCGCGACTCCAGAGCCGCTTCCGCGTCGGTCATCGCACCCGAACCCACCGCGCGAGCGATGGCGATGTCCACGGCCTTCTCGCCGACCGCCACATCCTCGTAGGTTCCGTTTGCTGCGGCTTGATTCAGCCCTTCGTATTGCTCTGCCAGCGCGACCTTCGTCTCTTCGGAAAGCATGGCGCTGCGGTGGGTTTCGAGATCGACCATGTGCGCTAGCCCGCGCCGGGCTATGGCCGCATCGAAAAGAGTCTGTTCGTCGCCTTCGGGCAACTGGTCGCGCAGGTCGGCGAGTGGCTTCGTGTTCTCGTCGTAGACCGCCTGCACGCTAGTAGAGTTCGGAGCGGCCTTCGCCTTTACGCGGGCCTCTTCCATCACCTTTGCAGCGACGTTCTCGATTCGCATCCGTTCGAGGTCGGACTCTTTGTTGATCTCGTTCGCACGCGCGGTCGCGAGTACCTCCGCAATCCGACCCAATTCATCGGCTGCCGGGGCCATCACATCCACGGCAGGGGCAGCCTGAAGCGAGTTGCGCGACTGCGGGACTTGCGAGAGTGGCGTGTCGGGGGCGGACATCAGACGATTCGCTCTCCGCTCAAGGAAGTCGCCGGAAGCTCCCGCACGATCGGATCCGGCCGTAGCAGCGTCACCCGCTTGAGCGTCGAGAGTTCGTCCTTCGCTACATCCACATCGCGGCGATGCTCCACTGCGCGATAAAGCCCGAGCGAAGCCGCAAGAGCCGAAGCCAACCCTCGCTGTCGCACTTCGTTTGCCGAGATTTGTGCGTTCGCGATGATCCGACCTGCATCCAGAGACTCAAACCCTGCCGTCTCCCCCTGAATGGTCGACGCGGAACCTCCCGAAACTCCCCGGCTCGCGAAGGAAGCGCGCTGCGTCCCGAGCAGCCGGGCTCCCTGAATGGCACGCAGCCGAGCCTCTTCGCCGGCAATGCCTTCGATGCGTCCCGCCGTCTTCTTCGCGGAACGACGCGATAAAATGATCTGAGCGATACGCCCGGTCCCGCTCGCGAGTTCCGGGGCGTTGAACGCAAAGTTCTGTGCCAGAGATCCTATGTCCGACATTTACCAGACCCTCGCCATTCGCTCGTGCGTGGAGCGGTCTTGCCCATAGTGCCTCATCGATCCTTCCCAAGCGAAGCCGAGCACTTCCGCCCACTCCAAATGCGAGGGTTCCCGCTTCGCCACCGTGATTTCTAGCCGCCTTGGCGAGAACCGCGCTTCGACGACTTCCATGCACTCTTTCGCCCACCGGGTCAGCGCAAGCCTGCGGTCCCGAGCCGTCTCCGTCACGAACGCGAACGCTACGAGATACCCCGGGTCGGTCATCGGTACGACACCTGCAATCGCGACGATCTCTCCGTTCACCCGGAGCGTCGAGCATTGCTCGCGCATCCCGTCTTCGCCGAGCTGGAGGATGTAGCGGAGGAGGTCTGCCCGTTCGGGTGAGAACGTCGAAGCCAGGGTTTCGACATCGGCGGTGAGGGTAGGTTCGATCATGCTCGGTCCGACCAATCGATGCGAGCGATGAGCGCCACCAGGTGAAAGGGTGCCGCCGTGTCGCCTTCGATGGCAAGGAGCGCCTCGTCTCCAAAGCCCGGGCCGGGATGCACCTTCACGAGCCCGGTCACGAGTTGAATCGGTCCCGACAGGATGTCCGATACGCTGCGGTAGTCGATGTCGTAGAGCTGCCCTGCGGCTACCCCGTGACCGATCTGTCCTCCGAGCGAGCGGTAGAGGCGGATCTGTGCATCCACAATCCGGCTTCGCAGCCCTTGGATCGTCACCGTCTGATCGAGGTCCGCCTCGATGGGAAGCGATTCCCAGCGGTAGAGGTACGGAAGCCCGACGGATACGACCGAGGAGGCGATGTCGAGGGTGATGACGCCCGCTGTGACCACGCGGTCGTTCTGCTCGGCGCCGTCCGCCCAGACCCGCACCGTTTCGCCTTCCAGATAGGCGAGGTCGAAGGTGGGTGCGGTGGTCGCCGGACTGAAGGTCGCGGTCTGCCCGGCATCCACGAAGTAGGCGGAGGTGGCGGCGTGAGCGTCTCGCAGCGCCGAGTCGAGGTACTCGAGGAAGCGCACCGTTTCCCCGTCCACCGTGCGCGACACAGCGAGGTAGAGCCGGTCGTACTGCTCGCCGTGGTCGTCCGTATCGGACATGACGCCGATCGTTTCGATCGCAACGGCGGTGCCTCCGAGGGTGTGCCGGTGCCACGCCGCGAGGCCCTGCCGTGAACTGTAGGTGCAACCCCAGAGAGTTCCGTCCTCGTGGAGCACCCAGACCACGCCGTAGGGCTCCGACTGCCACGCGAGCTGCTTGACTGGGGAGTTGCAGACGTGATCCGCAGTCAGTGTGATGTCGTCGATGTTGAACGCGCCGGAGTTCCCATCGAAGACGGTGGCCTGCACCGCTTGCCGGTTCTGTGTCTCGAAAACTGCATCTCCGTAGGCGTCCACGGGTTTGCGTGACGAGACCCCGCTCCGCTGCCGGATCTCGACGTTGACGTTGGTCGGGGTGAGTGCCTCTCGGTTCGTGCTCGCCATCAGCGCCGCGACGGAAGACTCCGCACCCACGAGCACGGTGATGCCGCCGTGGAGCCACTGAATCTCACCCGTCTTGCCACCCAGCAGCCGGTAGTTGAATCCACTGGAGTCCGTCAGCGTACGGTCGTATTCGCTCGATGTGCTGCTCGCATCGGCTCCGCCAGCGCTCACGAACTCATCGAAGTTGAAATCTCCGGGGGCAGCGATGACCGAGGCCCAGAGGGTTTCTGGCTCGGTATCCGAGTTCGCTACAAGGAGGCGCTGCTTGTCGAACGCGGCTTTGGAGGGCCAGCCGAGGAAGCCCGACCATGCGGAGTCGTACCATTCGATCGTCGCATCATCGTCCGCTGTAGTGCCGGAGCTACCGGGGGCGATGTCCATGACGACATCGACGGCCTTCTGCGGTGGACCCGCGGAAACGAAGAACCGACCTTCCCCCGCAGAGCGCACCGGCACGCGCACACCGTCGCGATCGGTGAGGTAGAAGATGTTGGCCGACTGGTAGCCAATCGTGTACGCCGTCCCTTGGTAGATCCCCTCCGGCAGCACTCCACGAGCCACCACTCCCGCCCAATCCTCGCCGCCTACGAACCCGTGTGCGGTCGAATCGATCCATGTCGTGATGAGCTTGTGGTCGTCGCCGCTGCCGGGATCGGTGAGCGTCATGGCGGCACCGCCGCTTGTGAGCGCGAGTTCGATGACGTTCGCGTTGACGACCCGGACGTAGTAGATCGTCCGCTCGGACAACTCCGCCGGGTAGAGCCCGTAGCCCTTCACGAAACAGACCGGCTCGTTCGCCGTGAACCCGTGGCTCGTGATAGAGAGTTGGTTCGCTACCGGCTGGTCGAAGTATTGGGTTCGGAGTTCGCCGGCTTCCGCGAACGCATTCGTGAGGCGCTCGATGTGGCCGATCAGGGACTTGTTGAGAACCCGGGCAATGGTCGGTCCGTAGCCCTTCCGCAGAGGTGTCCCTACATGGGTTCCACGAAAGTACGCCGTATCGCACTCAGCGTCTTCGACCGCCATCCAGTCGTTGTTGGCGAGCGTGCTCGTGAACTCCAGTTCGGCACCCGTCCCTGCCGGAGCGATGTCGCCGTAGGGGCCGTCCGTGATCTCCATCGGGATGAACCGGAACGCGGAAGTGTCGAAGCGGCGCAGTTCCCATGGCCGGTAGTTCTTGTGGAAGAAGTAGAGGGTCGATTCGTCCTGCGTGAAATCGACCTCCCACGCTTCCGCGAGCGACCACGGAGTCCGAATCACCACCGGTTCATCTACAGGGGTTCCGAAGACGTGAGGTCCGGTTCCGGTGGTGGACAGCGGGACCACGCTGAAACGCGGATCACGCGGGTCCGTACAGAGGCGGAACGTGTCGGTAATCGCCTCCTCCTCGGGAACGATCGTGATGTAGCCGCTGCTCGCGGTCGTGACGGACGGAGCCGTTCCGCCCTTCTCGCTCACGAGGTCAAACTGGTCCGCGGCAATGGTAGGGTCGTCTATCCATTGCTGGGCCGTCACCTGCTGCGTGGCCGAGGGCGTCGTGTCCGAGCGGATCTTGTACGGACCCATCTGGCTCGTGAGGTAGTGGTTTGCCGCTACGGTCGTGAAGTTCTTGCCTACCTGCCCCGAGCAGACAATCGTCTCCGGCAGCGTGACGTAGTAGTCCGTCGCCGTCGCGAGCCCACCGGGAGCGCCTCCGGTCGATAGCAGTTGCACCTTCTGACCAAAGTAGAACCCGTGGTTTTCGATCTCCAACTGGTCCGCGACGATGTTCACGTTCCGCGCGTGGGCGGTAACGTTGCTGTAGTTGAGAATCCCCCCGTCACGCACGAAGCGCATCTCGTAGTTGCCGAGCAGGAGGATGTACGAGTCGCCGCGGCTGACCGAGAACGGGATCATGCGCGCTTCGTTCGCGAGCGTGCTCACATAGCGAGTTCCGGGGCGGCGAACCAAGCCGCCCTGCGGCGTGGGAATCATGTTCTCGATCCGCCGCGAGGAGGCGCGGTAGGTCGGGAGGTCGGTTCGGCCTTCCACCCACGGAGCCAGTTCGCCTCCGTTGAAGGCGCGCTTGATCAGGGTGCCTTCGCCCGCGTCGGATATGCGTGGCATACGACTTACCTATTCCGAATCCACGAACTCGCTTCGACCTTGCGCGGCGTGGCCTGAGCACTGTCGTTCGTGCGCCCGCGTGCGAGCACCGTCTCGTAGTTCTCCCGCTTCCGGTCTGTGACCGAGGAAACCTTCACGAGATGTTCGGACCAATCCTGTTCGAGTCGCGCGGCGAGCGCGTTGATGAACGAAGGCGACCACCGCCCGACCTGCGTCGAGTTGAAGATGTACCTCATGCGGAGCGTGTCGCCGCCGAGGTTGGTGAGGATCTGCCCGTTGGAGACTTCCCACTCGTCGCCCCATTCCGCGGACTGGTCTTCCACTTCGAGGATGCGGAGCATGTCCGCAGGGAGGTCGTAGGCGCGGTCGTACTTGGCGGCGGCCGCGGTCGGAAGTGTCCCGACGGAAAGCGAGACCCATTGCGTTGCGAAGTTCCACGGATGGATTTCGAGCATCTCGCGGCGGGTCGCGTCGTAGGTGGCCCGAGCGAGCTGCGCCTGCTGGGTGTTCTCGTCGATATCCACAATCGTGGCGTGGCCCAGTCGAAGGAGCGCGAGATTGATGATGTCGATGTCTGCGCTGATCGGGTCGATCGGCATGGTAGGTCTGTCCCTCGCGCCCGAGAGTGGGCGGCTCCGGGGGAGATGTTCCCGGAGCCGCCCCGCACCCCGAGAGAGTGCGTGTTCGTGGTCCTACGTGCCCGAGATGTAATCCACTTCGATGACCACCTGTCCATCTGCGGTGGCCTGTGCGCTCGAAGTGTTCGTGACCAAGATGCAGAGGTCGTACTCGACGCGCGGGTCCGTGGTGTCGCTGCCGGCACCGATGGCCGCCAACTCCCACGCAAACTTCCACCGATCCGCTCCAATCAGAGTGGTAGCCTCAGTGAAGGCGTCCGTCTGATCCTGTGCGCTGAGCGTGAGGTCGTCCACGAACAGGTCCGCGTCCACGACCGCGCCGTCGTGGTTCGTGCCGGCCAAGTAGAGGCCGACGTCCACGATCGGTGCAGTTGCCGTAAGCGCGGTGCTGGAGAGACGAATGTCGCCAATCCGATCTCCCGACGGGATCGTGCCCATTCGGATCACGTCGTTCGTTGTCATGTCGTGGCCGACGGGCACAGTGAGTTGGAAAACCTTGGTGCGAACGCGCGCGCCGCCCAAGCCTGCCTTCGCGACCTTCTTGGACGCCGTCGGGAGCGCATTGATCGTTTCGCCGAGCGCCGTTCCGTAAAATGTAGCCATGATGGTGTTCCTCGTTCGAGAGAAAGGGCGAGGCGACGCGTACTCACGAGCCGCCTCGCACCTCTCAGATGCTTACGCTTCCGTACAGATGACTTCAACTACACCGAGTTCGTCGCCACGGGTGGCTCCGACTTCGAACGAGGTGTAGACCTGCCAGTCGTAGTGCTGTTCCGGCAGTTCCGAGACGCGTGTGTAGACGTCTCGTACCGCAAGAACGATCGAATCGCGCGACCAGAAGCAGCACGAGCGGTCGTTGCCGGACTTCGGCAGCCCCTCGAACCGGTCGAACTCGAACCCGACCCAGGTGTTGATCTCGCCGTTGACGAGTGCCCTGACCGTGTTGTAGTCGCCACTGGTGGCGTAGTTCGCGTTCGCGAGAAGGTCGGTCGTCAACTGCTCCGCCGTACACATGGCGTAGCGCGCACGAGAGTCGTTCTCGTACTCGTCGAGGATCCGCTTGGCACTGATGATCTTGGTGGTGGTGAGTCCCGCAGCGCCGGCCGCGACCTCATGGGTGGACGGATGAGACACGGTGGTGGAACCCGTTTCGCCCGTGTACGCCGTCACAAACGCGGCGTCGGCCACCGTCTGGTCGGTGCGTCGTGCCATTGCGGCAGCCTGCATTCGACCAATAGTGCCCGTCGGGTCGTTCATCACGTCCTGGATGTCGTCCCGAGCCACGTAGTGGGCCGTGGTGTACATGTCGTGAACGATGCGGCGTCGGTTCATCTCCGCCTCGACCGGATCGGTCGGTGCGTGACGGGCCGTCTTCAGAACCATCGAGGTCTGGCCGGCCTGATCGAAGAAGTCGATCTTGCCCTTCAGGCCACCCTCGAAGCGGGTCTTGCCACGGAATCGCGACATGGTTTGCTGCGCCAGCAAGTCGATGCCGTCGCGGTACATCTGTACTCGGTGGGTTTCAATCTGGTCGCCCATGGTGGGGAACCTCCTCAACAAAGGGGTCCCTGTGTGGCGTCACGCGACGCGAACAAGGACCGCTATGAACTCGTTGAGGGCTCCCCGGCGCTCTGTGCGGCGGACCCGGCGGTGTGGCTCTAGTCGGACCCGGACTTCTGGGCTTTCCGACGGCCGATCCGCCTCTTTGTCGAAGGCGTCGGTTCTTCTTTGGGTCGAACTTCTTCCTTCGGCGGTGCCGAGGCCAACGTGTCCTCGGTCTTCGCAAACGCGAACCTAAGCAAGTTTTCCGAGACCTGCAAGTAACCGGCCAGGGACTTCGGCAGGAGCCCGCACGCGAGCACCGCCTCGCAGCAGTCGAGACGAAGAGCGATTTCTCCGGGTTCGGCGCAGACCCACCTGGCGATGGCATTTGCGGTATCGCCGACCTGGTTCGCGTCGCGTTCGATCTTCGAGGCGATGATGAAGCACCGGAGTCGGGCGGCGGAGGCGTCCATTACCGTTGCTCGGCCGGAGAAGCGAGGGAGTAGAGGCGCTGAATCCGAGAGATCGCCTCCTTGTGCGCCGGGTGGTGGCTGTCCTGGTAGCCGGCCATGAACTCGGGATCCGCGTAGAGCTTCGCAATCTCTTGCTGAGCGGAGGCGGGTGTGTGGTTGCTGGCCCCCGAAAGAGTGGCATCGCTTTGGAACGCATCCTCGCCGAGCGTTTCCGCGGCCTTCATCAGCAGCCGAATGAATCCCGGGTTGTCTCCGAGTGCGGAACCGTCGGCGAGCCGCGACTGAAGGAGTTCGTCGGCTCCGTCGCCGGCAAACTGTCGGACCGCACGCGAGGCGAGGTTCATTCGCGCTTCGTAGGCGTGTCCGAACTCGCGGCGAAGTCCCGCCTCGTTGTCGCGACGCGAAGCCTCGACTTGCTCGTGCATCGCTCCGACTGTGCTTGCGCTGAGGTTCGCGTAGGCCGAAAGCGCCTTCTGCACCTGGGCGTCCGAGAGTCCGGCTTCGTGGAAGGCCGAGAGCATCCCCTTCTGAAGTTCCGCGTCCCAGGCGAGCCCTTCGGGCGGAGCGAACTCGCCGAGGTTGTAGGCGTCGGGCGTTTCGGGGCGACCCAGCTCCTTGAAGAAGCGAGCTTGATCGTTCGCGTCTCCTTCCTTCGGGAGAATGACGCCTTTCCGGCCGATGAGGGCCTGCGCGTTGACGTACTCCTTCGCCAGCGAGGACACATCCTTGTGTCGCGTAATATCGGGATGGTCGCGGAACTCGTCCGGCAGCGCGGTGCGCCACGAGCCTCCGTCCGGTGCATTCGTCGTGGTCGGGATAGTCGGGATCTGTTCGGCTGGGGCACTCATTCTTCATCTCCTCTCGGAAGAAATTGGGTGTGGATCTGCTCTTCTGTCATCGAGAGCATCTTGGTGATCTTGAGAAACAGT